ACGGCTCTTGCCGCGAAGTATTCCTGCCCCCATAGGCTCTCAAGATCCGCCCAAAACTCTCGCCAGTCCGTCCACTCCGAGACCACATTACCCCACTCGTCCTCGCCCTCGACCAGCTTTTGGATGACGATTTTGCGACGGCGAACCCGGCGCAGGTCCCGCATTTTGTCGAGCTTAGCCTGACGTCTCAGACGATCCAAGGGCCTTCACCCCCATCTGCAGTTGCAGTCGGAGCAGCTCCGAGGCGAAATTCTCCTCGAAATACTCGCTAGCATTGTTGTAAACGTAGCGGCAGTAGTCGAGGAGCAACGATCGAGGAGGCCCAGCAACGTCGAAGTCGAGCTCAGCGCCAACTAGATCGTTGAGGTATGCCTTGCCACGCTCAATTATGGTCTGCAGGGAGCCATCCTCGTCGTCCCAGGTGATTTTGAGGTAGTCCTTCACGGCCTGGAGCACGGTGCATCACCTCCCTCTGGAAATGCGCAGGGCGGTGAATGACGTCACCGCCCTGCGTGTGTTAGTGGCTCGTTATGTCAGGACTTGGTCACAGCGACAGTGTAGGTCTCACTCTCGGTGCCGCTCGTCACAGTGATCTCGACGGTGTTCTCTCCAGCGTCCCATGTCGCAGACGTGCCGTTTTCGTGATCGGCATCGTTGACCTTGATGGCGATGGTGGCTTCCCCGTCCTTGGCAACCGCAGTGATCTTGTTGGACGCGTCAGATGTCTCTGCCGTGTAGACCATCACGCTCTTGTTGAACGTCGGAGACAGGGTTAGACTACCGATCTTCAGGCTCGCCAGCCGTGCATCGTAGACAGGGTACACGGTCAGCGGGTCGTTGGTGACCGCGACGTCACCAGCCACGCTCAACGGGTCGTTGGTGATATGCACGTCAGGCACCGCCGGCACTAGGTTCTGGATGTCGAGCACGAGGAACGAGGTGTTGTCCATCGGGCGGCCGGTGCCGTAGAGCTTGATGAGGTAGACACGCTCGTCCTCCAGGAACCTGTACTCATCAGAGTACTCAATCCGACCATCCCTGCCAGTGCCAAGTGCCATAATATAGCGCCTGCCGAGACCCAGGATAGCCTTGCCCTGTTCCACCCACGCAGACTGGATAATATCAGTCGGCAGAGGCAGGATGTCCCTTGCCCAGGTGCCGTCAGGCCGCTGGTAGATGGTGGCGGGCATAACCTTGGTGAGATAGTCGACGGGGTTGACGATCAGCAAGAGATTGTTCACCGGACGATACAGCCCGTTGTTGCTTACGGCGAGTTGGGCAACAAGCCCACCATAGGCCTTCGGCGCAAAATTGGCCACAGGCACGGGCTGCTTAGGAGCAAACCCAGTCACTGGATCAAACTGCAACAGATCGCGAGTCATGCCGATGGGTTCGTAAATCCTATCGTCTGGATCCCCAGCCCCTTCAGCTACACCGCGGCCGTTGATGATTCCGTTCTCCGCGCCGTTTGCAATGGCCTCAGCCAAGATGGTGCGGATGTACCGATCAATCCAGGCGGGGCCGAGGTCGAGCATAGCTTTACAGATCGGCACGAAAGCAGACAACTTGGTCTGTTCAAGGTTCAGCGCCTGGAACTGAGCGGCGAGCTGCTTCTTGATCTCACCGCAAAGTGGGCCCCACCAGGCCAGGAAGCGGCCATCCATGGTGGAGAAGATCCACTTGATGAGCGCACCGGCGTTGTCAAACCTGATCCGAGACAAGAGAGGATGTTCCTCAGTCAGGTCATCGAACACGGTGTTGATCACGGTTTCGGGCAGCACTAAGTCCATGTTGGACAAGGCTTGCTGCGGGTTGGAGGACTTCATGGCTTCGATGAGCTTCTGGTAATACTCAGTCTCTTTACTGGTCAGGACCCGCACGCCACGGCCAGCAAGGATTTGAGCATCGGTTGCCTGCACAAGTCCTCTGGCCTCGGCGATTACCGCTTCTTGCACGGCATTCGCAAATTCGACAAACGCCTCTGCAAAAACCTGCTCATCGTTGTTTTGAATGGCTTCCTTCATTTTGGCCGCGAAATCGGCCTTCTGCTGTTTAAGCAAATCAAGGTTTTTCAATTCTCTTCATCTCCTTCACTTAGTTTTGAGGCTAACGCCTCCAGGAAACTGAAAAGACCCTTGCCGTCTGGCTCGGGCTCTTCGGGCTCCGAGACTGGAGCGAAATCGTTTTGTTCGGTTTCGTTAGTTTGTGTCTGGAACTTGGCCAGGAATTGCTTGGCGAACTCTTCCAGCTGCTCTTCAGTCGGCACCTGCACGTTTACATGCGCTGTAAGCGGCTGGTTCGCTTCTTTAAAGACCATGTCGAAAATGTGTTTTCTTGCACTTTGTGTAGGTTTCTTGCTCTCACCTCCCGACTGGATAGCGGTAGCGAACCCCCACTCCAAGGCTTCGGTTGGGGAAATCCATGTTTCTTTATCCATCATCGCTGCCAGTTCTTCCTCAGAGAGGTTCACATGCTCCAAGTAAATCTGCATACCGAGCTCATTGAGTTTCTTGGTACCCTCGGCCTCACTTTGAAGCTTTTTGTAGTCACCGGCGACGAACGTTTGGACGTTGTGAATCCAAAGCGC